AAAAAAGTGTTGTATCTCAAGATTCTAGCACCAGCGAGTACGCAGGAAATTCAATTAATCAACAGGTTGCTTTTGGTGACCCACAAAATGTTGATGGCGGAGATGATGAATCAGTAGAATTAAGAATTGCAAGACAATTCAACAAGGCTATATTAGACAGTGATGTTGATTTAGTAAAAATGGATTTGAATATTGTGGGAGATCCTTATTACATTCCACAGTCTGCATTTGGAAATTACATAGCATCTAGTATTGAAAGCCAAACTGGAGGCCAAGACGTAGCAAAAGAAATGTTTAAGGATGTTGATGGCAACGCAAACTTTTTAAAAAGTGTTGTGCTTACTAAAATAAATTTTAGAACGCCTTTAGATATCAGTGACGCAAAAGGAAACATGATGTTTTACAAAGAAAAGGTAGCAGAAAATCAATTACAAACTTTGGGAGAGTTTAGTGGATATTACTATCCAATTAGAGTAATAAGTTCATTTGCTAATAATAAATTTACACAAGAATTGGAGTTAATTAGAAATAAAACAGGAGTGATAGGCGCAGATAAAAATACAAGAACAGAAAATAAAAACGTTGTTTCTAAATCTCCAGAAAAACAAGATTCAAAACAAATAGAAGAAGAACTTTTGCCGAACAATGGATTTATTGGTGATGGCAATGATATGGGTGAAGGAGCCGCTTAATAGATATGCCAAATTTAAGTAGAACAGATTTAAAAATAGATGTAAGACGAAATCCCGGGCCTTATGAAGCAGTGGTGAGAGCAGTGATGGATCCAAAATTTCAAGGATCACTAAAAGTTGAATTGTTAAAAACAACAGAGAGTGGACAAACATCAATCACAGGACAAATTATAAGAGCAAAATTTTTGAATCCTTTTTACGGAGCAACACCTGTGTTCGATACAAAGGACAATAAAGATTACAGATACAGCCAAAGCACTTATGGTATGTGGTTTGTTCCACCTGACATTGGTAATCGTGTAATGGTTATATTTGTGGAAGGCAATATTGAAAAAGCATATTGGTTTGGTTGTATTCAGCAAGAAGGTATGAACATTCAGTTGCCTGAAGGTAACCCTGCAACCAATTTACATAATTCAACTGAGGTAGACGAGATTGATAAAAAAATGCCTGTTGTTGAATACAATAAAAAATATAATAAAAACACTCCAAAAAAAGATGCCAACAATTATTTAAAGCCAGTTCATAATGAATTCAAAAATATTTTAAACAATCAAGGATTATTATCTGATGAAACACGAGGCATATCTTCATCTTCTGCAAGACGTGAAGTACCATCTAGTGTGTTTGGCATATTAACTCCAGGACCAGTCGATAAAGATTTTGATTCAATTTTCAAACCAACAAAAAATTTACACTTTCAAAGAAAAGGTGGATCGTCATTTGTAATGGATGACGGTGATCAGACTTTAATAAGAAAAGGTCCTGCAAGTAATACTGCATACGAATATGTTGACAAATCTAAAAATGAAATTGGCGGAGCACCAAACAGTCCTTTTAATGAATTAGTAAGATTAAGAACTAGAACAGGTCATCAGATTTTAATGCACAATTCAGAAGATTTAATCTATATTGGAAATGCAAAAGGCACAACATGGATTGAAATGACAGCAAATGGTAAGATAGATATTTTTGCTAATGATTCAATTAGTGTGCATTCTAATCAGGATTTAAATTTTAAAGCGGAAAGAGATATTAACTTAGAAGCAGGAAGAAACACAAATATAAAAAGTGCAACCATGCACACAGAATCCAACACATTTGAAATAAAAGCAAGTGCTAGTGGCTTTGTTACTACTGGTGCTGAATATCATTTAAATGTTGGTACAAACAATTGGTATACACTGGGAGGAGACAGCCACACAACAAAACCTAATGGAGGCGTGGATTTTGGATGTCCTTCAGATCCGCCACGTACAGGTGCAATAGATTGTACAAATGCAACATCTGTATCTGCGTTATCAACACACGGATTACCTGGAACAACAAGTATTATGAAACGTGTGCCTCAGCATGAACCTTGGGGACATCATGAAAACTTAAATCCAACAAACGTATCTGCAACTAACACAGACAGAAATACCTCTACTGAGATACCTATAAGCACAGCAACAGTCACTAGAGATCCATTCTATTTGAATGTGTATGTTGATCCAGAAGGCAGAGTGGTGGGGGATTTTTAAAGGTTAAATATTGGTATGTCTACAGAAGAAAAAAAATTGTACAAAGAAGTAACAGTAAAAGCCAACGAGCGACCACAGGTTGAGCCTGCTCAAAGGACTTACAGAGGCATTAGTACAGTCAATCCAGACAATACAAGTTTTAAATTATTCGACATTGCACTTATCAAGCAAGATATCATAAATTTATTCCATATACGTAAAGGTGAAAAACTAGAAGATCCTGATTTTGGCACCATTATATGGGATATGGTTTACGAGCCATTGACAGAAGAAAATAGAGATTTCATTGCTGAAAACGTCACAGACATCATTAACTTTGATCCAAGGGTAAATGTTGACGGAGTAACAGTTAGCCAATATGAAAGTGGTATTCAAATAGAGTGTCAACTGACATATTTGACTTACAATGTGTCAGAAAATATGAGATTGCGTTTTGATGAGGATGCAGGATTACTGAATTAAATAGGTACTTAATAGGAGCCAATAAATACAAATAAAAAACTATGTCCATTACACAAAGACAAAATAGACTATTGTTAGCAGAAGATTGGAAACGCATATATCAAAGTTTCCGAAACGCTGAATTTCAAAGTTATGACTTCGACAATCTAAGAAGAGTCATGATCGCATATCTGCGTGAAAATTATCCAGAAGATTTCAACGATTATATTGAAAGTTCAGAGTATCTTGCACTAATAGATTTAATTGCATTTTTAGGTCAAAACTTATCTTACAGAATGGATTTAAATGCTAGGGAAAACTTCCTAGAACTTGCAGACAGAAGAGAGTCTGTATTAAGATTAGCAAGACTATTAAGTTACAATGCAACTCGTAATCAATGTGCAAACGGCTTACTAAAAGTTGTTGCGGTATCAACAAGTGAAAATGTTATAGACAGTAATAATTTAAATTTAGCAAATGCTGAAATAAGTTGGTCAGATTCTTCTAATTCGGATTGGTATGAACAATTCATAAAAGTATTAAATGCGGCTTTTGGTCCTAATACAAAATTTGGAAAGCCTATAGCATCTGACACAGTAAACGGAATCACAACAAAACAGTATCAAGTACAATCCAGTTCACAAGACATTCCAGTATATGGATTTAACAAATCAGTTGATGGAAGAAATTTTGAATTTGAAATCACAAGTGCAGAAGTATCGGATGGATCTATAAAAGAACAAGCACCATTGCCAGGAAGAAAATTTAGTTTTGTACACAGAGATGATGGTCAAGGTGCATCAAGTGCCAACACAGGATTCTTTGTACATTTCAGACAAGGATTTTTAGATCAAGGAGAATTTAATGTAAGTCTGCCAACACCTAATCAATCTGTTAACATTGATGCTAGAAATATTAACAACACAGATGTTTGGTTATACCAATTGGATGAATTTGGAATAGAATCTAAACTCTGGACAAAACTTGATTCAGTAGTAGGTAACAATATAATTTACAACGCATTAAACAAAAATAATAGAACCACTTACAGTACCACTACAAGAACAAGCGACAGAATTGCTTTACAATTTTCGGATGGAGTATTTGGTGAACTTCCACAAGGCGGGTTTAGAGTTTACTATAGAACATCAGACAACTTAACATATTCTATAAAGCCATCAGAATTACAAAATGTACAAATTGATATACCTTATGTTTCTGCTTCAGGAAAGACAGAAACTTTAAGTTTTGTTTGTAGTTTGCAGTATACTGTTGATAATGGAACTGCTTCAGAAAGCAGTGCAAATATTAAAGTAAATGCGCCAACTTCATTTTACACACAAAACAGAATGATCACTGGAGAAGATTACAATGTTGCTCCACTAGGCAAAAATAGAGAAATAGTAAAAGTAAAAAGCACTAACAGAGTAAGCACAGGTATTTCTAAATATTTTGATTTTGTAGATGCAACAGGAACAAGCAGTGATATAAATGTTTATGGTAATGATGGTGTAGTATACAGAGAAAACATAAATGATTTAAACACATTTACTTTTTCAACTAGAACAGATATTGAAGGAGTCATCATAAACAAAATTGAACCTGTGTTAAGTGAAACAAGATTGTTCAATTACTTTATAAATCAATTCCCTGATGTATTAGTTGACGATTTGAATGCAAGTTTTGTTCAGTCTACAAAAGGTAATAATATTAGTACAGGTCTTTTGCAAGATCCAGACAGTTTGAAATATGATGCAGGTCCTACTACAACAAGCCAATTAAAATACGTTGAAACAGGTGCATTGTGTAAATTTGAAGCGCCGACTGGTTTCCATTTTATGGCTGATGGAACATTAATGGCGGGATCAGCCGATCACCCAGGTAGTAGAGAATATATTTGGACTTCTGTGGTAAGCGTTGTCGGTGACGGTAAAACTGTTCAAGCAGATGGTACTGGACCAATTGCATTTAGCGATGTTGTGCCAACAGGAGCAATATTAAAAAAAATTAAATCTAAATTTACAAAATTTTTAAGCAATGGTTTAAAAAATGACATTATAGATCAGATATTTGCTTTCAACACTTTTGGTTTACGTTTTGATACAGATACAAGAACATGGAAACTAATAAAAGAAACAAATCTTAATGTATATGGTGATTTTAATATTGGGAAAAGCGGTGATGACAGTAATCAAAGACTTGATTCTAGTTGGTTGTTATTGTTCACTAACAATGGCGAAACATACACCATGGAAAATAGAGGAATGCGTTATGTGTTTGAGTCGGATAAAGAAATAAGATTCTTTTACGATTCTAGTAATCAAAACTATAATCCTAAAACAGGAAAAACTAAAAAAGATCAAATAACAGTATTAAGTATTAATACAAAACCAAACTCAACTGTTACACTTACAAATGATGTGTCATTCAGCGGAGTTAAAGAATATAGAGAAAACAGTGGCTATGTAAATAGCAAAAAATTAGAAGTTGCTTTATATGACAGTGATCAGGATGGATTCATTGATAATCCTGAAAGTTTTGAATTAATTGTTGATACAAGCAAATACATATTCCAAAAAATTATTGATTTCAATGATGGCAGTAATGAAATAAACTATGTAGATGCAACATCAGAAAAAATTGTCACTGTGCAAAATGCAAATAGTGTTGCACCATTTAGTACGTATGATGATGGTACAATTTTATACCTTATAGACAGTGATTCTTTTAAAAGTATTGATAAAGTTAACAATGTGTTAGTTAATAATACTAATTATCTAGCAAAAACAGGTAGAGGTGATTTAAAATTCCATTACATACATTCTGCAGACAGCAATTCACGTATAGATCCAAGTACAAGCAACATAATTGATTTATATTTGTTAACAAGAAACTATGATAGACAGTTTAGACAATGGTTAATAGATGCAATACCAACAAAACCTAAAACGCCAAGTGCAGACAGTTTGTATAAAAATTATGGTTCTGAATTAGATCAAATAAAAAGTATTTCGGATGAATTAATTTATCATCCAGTATCATACAAAATTTTATTTGGAAGTAAAGCAGATACTTCATTACAAGCAACCTTTAAAATTGTTAAAAACAATGAACAAGTAATCAACGATAGTGAATTAAAAGTGAGAGTAATAGATGCTATTAACACATTCTTTTCTTTGGAAAATTGGGAATTTGGTGATACATTTTATTTTTCAGAATTAAGCACCTATGTAATGAACTTTTTAGCACCAGACCTTGCAACGTTTGTGATTGTGCCAAATACTGCAACACAAGGATTTGGAAGTTTGTTTGAAATTAAATCGGAAAGTAATGAAATATTCATAAGCGGAGCAACTGTAGATAATGTAGAAATTATAGACGCCATCACTGCAAGTAAATTAAGAGCATCAGGTGAAGTTGTTACGTCTTTTGGCACAGATCAAAGCATAGTAACAAGCACAAACACTTCGACTTCGACAACTTCTACAAGTTATTCGAGTTCATCAAGTTCATCGAGTTCATCAGGTTCGTCAGGCAGTAGCGGCGGATCAGGTGGCAGTTCCGGAGGCGGCGGTGGAGGCTACGGTTACTAACAATGGCATACGATAAAGGTCAAAAAGAAAATAGTCCATTAAATTCTTCAAAAAAAAAGTCTTCCGACTTTTTGCCGAAGTATTTTAGAACTCCTGTAAACGAAAAATTTTTACACAGCACAGTTGACCAACTAATCAGCGAAGGACAAACTGAAAAAATTAGTGCGTACTATGGTAGAAAAGATGCAAAGGCTTTTCAAGCCAACGATCCTTACATTGAAGAAGTAAGTGATGACAGACAAAATTACAAATTAGAACCTGCAATAACTGCCTTTGATACTTTAGGCAATAACGTTTTCCACAAAGACTATATTGATTATATCAACGCAATTAAAAACCAAGGTGGTAACACTAGCGATCATAATAAATTAAATGCACAAGAGTATTATGCATGGAATCCTCAAATTAATTGGGATAAATTTTACAACTTTAGAGAATACTATTGGCTACCTTATGGACCTCTAACAGTCACAGTAACTGGTCAACAAAGAAATGTTGTATCAACATATTCAGTAACATTAGATTCTAGTCAAATAAATTATGCTTACGTATTCAGTCCAGATGGTTTAACAAAAAATCCTCCATTAAAATTATACAGAGGTCAAACTTACAAATTTAATATTGACTGTGAAGGAATGCCATTTACTATTAGAACTTCTGTTCTAGAAGGAGATCAATATCTTTACAATCTAGGTGTTGACCAACAAAAAGTAGAAAAAGGCACAATTACTTTTGAAGTATCAGACACTGCTCCTAATACTTTGTATTATCAATCTACAAATGATATTAACACATATGGTGAATTTAGAATATATGACATTGAAGAAAATAGTGCAATAGATGTTGAAAATGAAGTTATTGGCAAAAAAGAATACACATTGCCAAGCGGATATAGTTTATCTAATGGAATGAAAGTTAACTTCAGAGGTCAAGTTACACCAGCGTCTTACAGTAATGATGAATATTATGTGGATGGTGTTGGCTCTGCAATAAAACTTGTTAAAGCATCTGAAGTTGAAATCACCGCTGATTACACAACAGAGTATGCGGTACCATTTGATTCTGTAAATTTTGACCGTGTTGGTTTTGGAACGTCTACAAGTTTCGCAACAACAAAAGATTATGTTGTAATATCTAAAGCATCACCAGACAGAAATCCTTGGAGTAGATATAACAGATGGGTGCATAGAGAAGTTGTAGAAAATTCTGCAAAAATTAACGGCATAGAAACAACCGTTGATCAAAATACAAGAGCCAGAAGACCTATTATTGAATTTGCTTCAGGCTTAAAGTTATTTCAATTTGGTACAAAAGCAAAAACTAATGTAAATTTAATTGACAGTACAACCGTAGATATTTTCAGTGAAATTGAAGGCTCTGCTGGACACTATGTAGATGGTGTGCAATTAATAGATGGTATGCGTGTTTTGTTTACAGCAGACACTAGCACTGATGCCAACAATAGAATATACAAAGTAAAATTAATAGATTTTTATGACGGTAACACTACCACAAAACAAATTAGTTTAGTAAAAGAGTCAGACGGTGATCCTGTAATGAATGACGTGTTGTTTGTTACCCAAGGAAATAAAAATGCTGGAAAAAGTTTTTATTATGACGGAACAAACTGGTTAGAAGGACAAAAGAAAACTTCTGTAAACCAAGCACCTTTATTTGAATTGTTTGACAATAATGGTATTAGTTTTTCAAATAATGCAACTTATCCTGCAATTAATTTTAATGGAAACAAAGTATTTTCTTACAAGCAAGGAGAAGGAGCCGCTGATACAGAATTAGGATTTCCATTATCATATCAAAACGTTGCCAATGTAGGAGACATTTTGTTTAATTTTGATTTGCTCAGTGAATCTTATTCTTATCAATTGGAAGCCACAGACACAATCACAAGTGATAAAGGATTTTTAAGACAGTACAAAGATCAAAATAATTTCACTGTATTAAATGGTTGGACAAAAGGAATAAAAGAATCGAGTCAAAAAGTCATTAGGCAATATGTAGTTTCTTCTACACAAACAAATGATTTTGCTATAGATGTTTATGATAACAGTGCAAGTTTAACTGACTTAGAAGTTACAGTAATTGTAGACAACAAAAGAAAGAAACCAACTACCCATTACACACTTGTTAATCAAAACGGCACAACATTTGTACGTTTTAATACTGCATTAACAGTAGGACAAAATTTAATCCTAAAAACACACAGTGATACAGCAAAAAATACAAAAGGTCATTACGAGATTGCAAGTAATCTAGAATCTAATCCATTAAACAAAAATATTAAGCAATTTAGTTTAGGAGAAGTTGGTGATCACATTAAGACTATTGTAGAAAATCATCCTGATTGGGAAGGTGTGTATCCAGGTGTAGGTAATTTAAGAGATTTAGGTGAACAGGGAAGATATGCAACAAAATTTGTACAGCACTCTGGCCCAGTCAGTTTACCAATATTTTATTTTAACAATAAAGCAAGTAACGTAATAGAAGCAATAAAGAATGCTCAAAACGAATACGGAAAATTTAAAAGAAGATTTATTCAAACTGCTGAAACAATAGGTATTGATACAGACACTAGAGATTTATTTGAAAAAATTATTGCTGAAATAAACAAAGATGCCACAACTGCAACGCCTTACTATTTTTCAGATTTGTTCGCACATGGTGCCTATGTGCTTACAGAACACAAAGTAATTAATGCAGATAATCCATTTTATCAATTGAATACAAATTTTGACTTAACAACTCTATCATCAAAATCTGTGCTTGTATACCTTAATGGGGATTTATTAATACATGGAAAAGATTACAACTTTGACAATCAAGGATTTGTAGCAGTAACAAAAACTCTTGCACTTGATGATATAATTGCTGTGTATGAATATGAGACAACAGATGGTTGCCATGTTCCTGAAACGCCAACAAAATTAGGACTGTATCCAAGATACGAACCTAAAATTTTCGACGATACTTCTTATCCTACTACTAAAAAAGTTATACAAGGACACGACGGATCAATTACACTAGCATACGAAGATTACAGAGATGACTTGTTACTAGAACTGGAAAAAAGAATATACAACAATATAAAAGTTCAATATGATGAAAATATTTTAAGCATAAAAGATTATGTACCTGGTCTTTATAGAAAAACAGGCATAACAAAACAGTCGATTGACAATGTATTGCTTTCAGACTTTGTTGATTGGTTAAGACTAATAGGAAATTTAGATTACACGGACAATGACACATATGTAGACTCAAATAGATTTACATACAATTATTCAAAGATGTCCGCACCTACTGGAGAATTATTGCCAGGCTATTGGAGAGCAGTATATAAATTTGCATACGACACAGATACACCACATTTGACTCCATGGCAAATGTTAGGCTTCACAGAAGAACCTACTTGGTGGCAAAGTGTATATGGACCAGCACCATACACAAGAGACAATTTAATATTGTGGACAGATTTACAAGATGGTGTGATCCGAGAGCCTAATAAATCTGCTGTATTTGTGAAAAAGTATGCAAGACCAAACTTATTGAATCACATACCAGTCGACAGTGCAGGAAATTTATTAAGTCCATTGGACAGTAATTTTGCTCAAGAATATGTAACAGAACCTACAAGAAATGATTTTGTTTTTGGTGATGAAGCACCAATTGAGACTGCATGGAGAAGAAGTGCATACTATCCTTTCGCATTAATGAGTGCAATACTTTGTAACAAGCCTGCTAAATTTATGGGACTTGCATTTGACAGATCACGTATAACAAAAAATAGTGCAGGACAATTTGTTTATGGAGATACTAACAATAGGATCAGCCCAAGCAATTTAGTATTTCATAATACAATAAATGATGCAACAAGATCATTTACTGCTGGATTAACAAACTATGTAACGGAATACGTAAATGTAGTTGATCTAACTAACCATGAAGACTATAAAGAACTTGTAGCAAGTCTACAACCTAGATTAACTTTTAAAATTAGAGGTTACACATCCAAAGACAAATTTAAAATTAAATTAGACAGCAAAACAACAACTGCTTCGTCAGATGTTTTTGTACCTGAGGAAGATTATCAAATTGTATTCAACACTAGTGCGCCAATTGAAAATTACACATACAGTGGATTAATAATTGAAAAACAAGGTGCAGGATACATTATCCGAGGTTATGATAAACTTAATCCACAATTTAAAATTTTAAGTGTACTTAAGAAAAGTTCTGATCCTAATATTACTGTAGGTGGTGTCAGTGCAAAATTTGTTACATGGGAAGCAGAAAAATATTATACAAAAGGTGCGTATGTTAAACACAATCGTAATTTTTATGTGGTTACTGAATCACATACAGCAGGACAAGCCTTTGACCTTTCTAACTTTACAAAAATACCAACTTTACCTATAGAAGGTGGAGTCACTGTACAAATTAGAAAAAATTTCCTTCCAGATATTGAAATAGTGCCATACGGCACAGTGTACAAAACTGTTCAAGAAGTTGCTGATTTTATTGTAGGTTATGATGCATACTTAAAAAGTATAGGTTTTGAATTTGAAAATTTTGATGGTAGGGTAGAAGAAGTTGCTAATTGGCGTTTAAGTTTGCGAGAATTTTTATTCTGGAGTACACAGAATTGGACAGCAGGTGCTGTAATATCTTTAAGTCCTTCTGCTTCTAAACTTGTATTAGACAGTGAATATTCAACAGCAGATAATATGTTTGAATTAAGAAGCAAATATGAAGTTTTAAAAGAAGACGGAAGAAAAATCGAAAAAGATAATTTGCGTATTGTAAGACAAGATAATCATTTTGAAATATTAACAAAAAATACTGTAAATGGAATTTACTTTGCAAGAATTCCTGTGGTACAAAAAGAACACGTGTGTATATTCAACAACACAACTGTATTCAATGATATTATATACCAACCAGAGGCAGGTTACAGACAAGAAAGACTTAAAGTTTTAGGATACATTAATGCAGATTGGAATGGTAGTAGCAGTGTACCAGGATTCATTTTTGACAATGCAACTGTTGAAGATTGGGAGCCATTTAAGAATTATTCTACATCTGCTCTAGTAAAATACAAACAATACTTTTATTCTGCAAAAAATAGAATTGATGGAACGCAGGAGTTTGACGATACAAAATGGGTAAGATTAGATGAAAGACCAGCAACAGAACTAATACCAAACTTTGATTATAAAGCACTGCAATTCACAGACTTTTATGATTTGAACACAGATAATTTTGATACAGAGCAACAAAAAATGTCGCAACACTTGTTGGGGTATCAAGCAAGAAATTATCTAGCAAATATTATAAATGATGATGTAAGTCAGTACAAATTTTATCAAGGATACATCAGAGAAAAAGGAACACGCAACAGTTTAGACAAACTTTTCAAAGCATTAACAAGTGCTGACAAAGAGAGCATTGAATTTAATGAAGAATGGGCACTGCGTAAGGGACAATTTGGCGCCAGCGAAGCATACCAAGAAATTGAGTTTACTTTAAACGAGCCTCAGTTTAGACTGAATCCTCAACCTATAGAATTAAATGAAATTGAAGATGTAAACAATATTGATTTAAGAATAACAATTCCTGAAAAAGATGTTTACCTAAAAAGTTCAAACTATAACGGAAGTCCATTTCCAGAAAAATTTATTGACAGTTCCGTTTTACAAAGTGCAGGCTATGTAGATTTAGAAGATGTATCTCATAGTGTATTTGAATATGATGACCTGCCGACTTTGGATGCAAATACAATTTTTGCTAATCAATACATATGGGTAGGTTATAACAATAGATTGTGGAATGTATACAAAGTATTAAACAGCGGTGCTACAAGCACATCAATTACAAAAGCAGACAACATAACATTAGAATTAGACAATGCTATTACAGTGTCTGCTAATGAATTTGTTGTGTTGGTATTTGCTGATACAAAATATATCTTAAAAGTAGTCAGCAACGTAGGTACAACTTTGGTTGTTGAATTAAATGATGCTGTAAAAGATACAGACACTGCACAAATACTTACATTGGTAGAATCAAGACTTGAAAAGGCAACACAAATAAATGATATTGTTTATTCAAGAGGACTTGCAGAAAATGATACTTTCTGGATAGATGAGTCTGATTCAAACCGTTGGGCAGTTGTTAAAAATAATAGTGTGTACAAATCACATCAAGAAATTAGCAATACTAAATCTACAAACACAAACTTTGGTAAATCTATTTCAGCAAATGCAAAAAATACTTTGCTTGCCATTTCGGCTACAGGCGAAGATGAAGGTAAAGTTTATATCTATGAAAGAGGCACAGAAAGTGGACAATACACATTACTACAAATTATCGAATCGCCAACAGAAAATATTTTTTCTTCAACTTCACAAGTTTTTGATACTGGTGTGCAGTATGGAGATAACCTTGCATTAAGTGATGATGGTTTACATTTAATTGTTGGTGTGCCTAATGCAACTAATATTAGAAGTAACTTTAAAGGTGTTTACAATTCTAGCAACAATTACAATGTAAATGAAATTGTACAATACAAAGAACAACTGTGGCAGGCACTTAACCAAGTGTACAGCAAAGATGATTCTGTAGACTTTACAAGTTTTGATAGTCATGTATTTGCTTTTGAATCTACTTACGATGCTGATTTATTAGGGTATGAAAATATTACTAATTTAGTAATTGGTGATCACGTGTTTGGAAATGTTACAACAGATCATATTTTAATAAGAGCAAATACAGAACAGTTTTTAGGAACAGCAGTTGGTGACAAATTACAATTAAAATGGAACCAATATACCTCTATATTTCCTAATGGAAGACAACCATTCAATGGTGCTTATGCATCTGCAAACATAGACGCTTCATTTTTAACAGGCGAACATACAATTTTACACAAAGTAGAAAAAATATTTGTTATAAACGAAACTGTAAATGATGCAGAAGTTTCTGATATAGTGTACACTGCCACAGGTAATGCTAGAGTAGTGTATAGAAGAAAAGTAGGAACAAAAACACTTTTATATGTGAACGAAGTTCAAGGAGCATTTGGAGATACTGGTGAATTACTAACAGGTGTTGATTTATCTGTTGGAAATTATTATCTTGCATTTACTGATCAAGATGAGTACAACAGAGGATGGTGGGCAATCACTACACCTTTCAGTCAAACACCAAATCCAACAACAAGTTATCCGACTAATTCTAGTGTGTTAAATGAAACATTGTTTGATGTAAATCCTGCTTTAGTAATTAAAGACATTATTAAAAATCAAGAAAACAGAAGCGTACAAACTTTTGTAAACAGTTTAGATACTATTCAAGCAAAAACAAGCACACAGCCAGATCATCCAACAGAAGCGAGTGAGGTGGCTGTGTTGACATACAATCAAGAATTTGTTGTTGCAGGCACAGGAGAATTTACAGGATTAAAAACAAGCAAAATGTGGTATGCGAGAGGCACTGCGCCTATGTTTACAAATAAAGTACCATATGACAATGTTGCTGAAACAGATAACAACACTGTAAATTTTTGGTTGAACACTATAAGAGATGAGCAAGGTAATAGATATGATCCAGATGTTTTAGGCTTAACTTTTGCTAAAACAAATAAAAAACAAAGAATTAAAGATATTTGGAATGGAAAAATATTAGTTCAAGTACAGCCGGACATAAATGGAATATTTTATGTTCCAGGTATCGGCGATACAGTAATAGATGATACTACAAGCAACACAGGTGAAGTTGCTTATGTAAGAACTGTAGGCGCTAATGAAGTTGAATTGTTTATTAAGAATAAATCAGGTGCATTTAGATTAGGAAGTCAACATTCAGAAACAGGTAACATCACTATTGTTGGCACACCTAATAGATTAATGGGTGCTATCTTAAAAACAGAATTTGAAAATCAATCAGCAGGATCATTATTTGTATTTGAAGATGCTGAATTTATTACCCCGCCTGTAATAAATTCTGTTGTTTATGAAACCAACGGCAAGGAATATTGGTTATGGAATGAAATCACAATACAAGGAACTTCAAGAATTGCAAACACTCCTAGCAAAGTAAACAAAGATTGGCAACAGGTTTACAATATTCCATTAGGATCTGGTTCTACAACTGGAGGAACTAATGAAGGTGCTTATGTAATTTATGAAAGAAAACCAGGTGCTCCATTCAACTATAAAGGTTCATTTACCGTTCCTGAAGTAAAATCTAATTTACGATTGGGTTACAAAATTAATTTTGCAACAATCAGCGGACAATACTATGCTTACATTTCCGCACAAGGTAATAATACAGCAGACAACTTTGGTTCAATCCATGTAATCAAATATGAAAACGGCGCATGGGTGTTAGCAAAGAATCCTAATTACAAAGGACCTTTTGATGACAATGTGCCTTACTATATCAATGATGTTGTGTTTAGTGATGGGTATTTTTATCAAGCACAAACAAATGTAGATGCAAACAGTGATTTAAGTTCACAAGCATGGACACAACTTGACTCTACTGTGGATAATAGAAATGTAATACCAAACACAGAACAAACACTACATGACAGCAGTGTCTTAGTACAATACGCATCTGATTCCACAATGCTTCAAACAGGA